GGAGGAGATAAAGAATTATACTGTGTAGCCATAACTATGCTTCCCAAGGCTGAACTAGTTGCACTAGATAATACAGCATCCGAGGCCAATGATTTAAATTCAAAAATCATGCCACGAAACTTATATTGTTCAAAATGTTGAGCAACTGCAGAAAGCCAGGGGAATGTAGTAATTATTCCTGGGTTCAAAGGTAACACTATTGACGTAAATACTATAGACGCACTAATATCTTGAAGATATTCACGATGACGAAATATAGTTCCGCCATTACTAACTGTGTTTATTATAGTAGGTGGATCCAAACCACCAGTCATTAAAGTATTACTTGCAACCTTATAATCTCCAAAACCTCTAACAAAAGTTCTAAGACCTGCTCCGATTAAAGTGCCAACTCCTGTGGCAACTTGACCCAATAGAGACTTAGGTTGTCTCCTATTGCCGGCTCTCCTACGAGCCAATCTCCTAGCAGGTGGACGGGCAACAATGATTTCTTTCATCATTGGTTGCCTTCCTCCACGTCGTACCCTTCTTCTTGCCGAACGAGGGGGTCGTCGATTTCTTGCATTCTTGGACATTTTTATAAAATAACGTAAATATACTGTTATTTTTCGCAAGGCTATAACTGTCTTCGAAAGGAAAGTCAACATGATTCAGATCTTGTATGTCCACGACATACTTATCATTATAATCAAAAGCTTCCCACGGACAATTAGATAATATAGCCTGACATTCAAGAGGTGACAAATCAATCTTATTATCTAGATATTGTTCAATAAATATTTGATCTTCAACAGACACCCCGAAACGACGCTCTACAAGTAGGCGTGTATTAAAACCAACATCCTTAGAAGGAACTTTGTTGGAAAATTTTGAATGCATAGCATGAAACACTTCCTGCTGGTAATTATTCATAGCATTTAAATTAAAATGCGCATCAGCAGAAACACGCAACCCATATTTTGCAAGACTTGATATAATAGGACAACCAGGATACTGATAAGCATAACTTAACGATTTCGCTTTCAGTAACTCCAATTTTTTCTTATTTTTAGATCTAAAATAATCCTTGGAAGTCCA